ACAGATCACACTATCTTGCGGAGAAGCGGATTTACTGTGTCATCTCCCAGAGCACCCTGGAAAGTCCGTGACAAAGTAACTGCAATCAACACCGCACTATACGACGCAATGGGTGAACGCAGAACTTTGATCCACCCACGCTGCAAAGAACTTATAAAATCCCTCCGCACCCTGACTTATGCTCCAAACACAGGTATGCCAAACAAAAACCTTGGAGTTGACCACGCATTTGACGCTTTCGGCTACCTCTGTCTCCAGCAATTTAACCTTGCAAAACCAGAGACATTAGGCCAAACTTCGTTTAGAATATATTAAGATACATAATTCTTACTATGCCTTATCACACTGGGATGAAAAAGAAGAAGAAGAAAAAGAAGGGAGGTAAAAAGCGTGGCGAATGTTCCTGTAAATAAAGCTTTATACTCTAGGGTAAAAGCAGAAGCAAAGCGTAAATTTAAAGTTTACCCTTCTGCTTACGCTAACGCATGGCTTGTACGAGAGTACAAAAAGCGTGGTGGCACTTATCGCACCGAGGCAAAGAAACGTGGCAAGAAGTAGCGGAGGTCTAACCCGTTGGTTCAAAGAAAAATGGGTAGATGTCAAAACTGGTAAACCTTGTGGTCGTTCAAAAGGTGAAAAAAGAGGCTATCCAGCTTGCAGACCCAGTAAACGTGTCTCAAGTAAGACACCTAAGACTGCTGGAGAAATGTCAGCAGCCGAAAAAGCACGATTTAAGCGTGAAAAAACAGGTAGTAAAAAGATAACTTATCAACATAGACGAAAAAAGAAGAAAAAATAACTGTAAAAGTTGCAGTTTCACGGTAATATAGTGCTATATAGTATATTTTTCGCAAATCATGGCATTTTTTCGTGGTGAAGAAGGCTCTGTTTCATTCGATAACGGATCTGGCTCAGTAGGTGCAGTAGCTTCTACAACTTCATGGACTTTAGACGTAACAAAAGACACTCTTGAGTGTACTGCTCATGGAGATACCTCCAGAAAATATGTAGGTTCTCTAAAATCTGGTTCTGGCACTGTTGACCTTATCTACACAGCAACATCTGGTGATGATACTGCGGAAATAATATCAGACGTATTAACCTCTGAAGATTCTGGCGATGCTTCATTTAATCTTTTCCTAGATACATCAGGTAGTAAGAAAGTAAGTTTTAACGGAATTATTACAGGAACTACATATAGTTCTGCTGTTGGAGATTTAAACACAGTTTCAGTTAGTTTTATAACTAACGGTGACATTACTGCCGCTCTTTAATGCCTAAGAAATCTTATTCAGCAAAGCAACGCAAACTCGCTGCTGTAGCCCCACCACGGGATAAGATTACTGCTGCCGACTTGAAGAAGTTACGTTCCAAAAAGAAAGGAAGGAAAAAGAAATGAAAGCTAAGAAAGAACTTACAGCTAGGCAAAAGACTGCTTTAGCAAATCATAAGAAGAAGGGTACTCATACTGCAAAACACATGACAATAATGAAGGAAGAAATGTTAAAAGGTAAAACATTTACGGAAGCACATAGAATAGCAATGAGGAAAAAGGGAAAATAATGGCTAAACGTAGAGGAGTCAGTTTATCTGTAGGAAGAGGCGAAAAGTCTAAGAAGGGAGGGCTGACTGCTAAAGGTAGAGCTAAGTATAATCGTGCAACAGGCAGCAACTTACAAGCACCTGTAACTGAAAAGAATCCGACAGGAAAAAGAGCAGCAAGAAGAAAGTCTTTCTGTGCTCGCATGAAAGGAGTAAAAGGCCCAATGAAAGATAGTAAAGGCAGACCAACTAGAAAAGCATTAGCATTAAAGAGATGGAGGTGTTGACATGACTTATGCTGTACCAGGACCAATCCGAACGAACATTGTCTCGTCTACTTCGGTAGGTGGGATAGACAGTCCTTTTACTCGCACGAGGGCTGTCCTAGACATGATGAAAGGTTGGGAAATAATGAAAGCTGTAACCGAAGGAACAGATTATCTACGAACAAATAGCGAATCATTTTTACCTTTAGAGCCAAGAGAAGATTACGATGCTTACCTAGCCAGAGTAAATCGTGCTGTTTTTTCTCCTTTCACACAAAGATTAATTAGAGCAGCTACAGGTCTTGTATTAAGAAAACCGATAACACTTACTGGAGATCCATACTGGACAGAAATGTTCAAAATGGATGTAGATGGCAGAAAGTCAGACTTAGATGAATATGCAAGAAGATTACTAATGTGTTCTCTCACATACGGCCAAAGCCATATTCTTGTAGATTATCCTGCACCATCAGGAGCAGTAAGCCTTGCAGAAGAACGTCAACAGAACCGCAGACCTTACTGGATCGAGGTCGACCCAAATAATCTTTATGGCTGGAGACTAGATAGAGAATCTAATTATGGAAACTTAATACAGGTAAGACTCGGTGAGAAAGCTGTTCTCCCAGACGGACAGTTTGGAGAGAAAGTGTTCGATCAAGTAAGAGTAATCGAACCAGGAAATTACAGAGTATTCCGCAAAAAAGAACAGATTGAAGAGATGTATGATGTATCAGATGGAAGTCCTGCTGGCAGTTTTGAAGCTGGATCATCTGACAAAGATTACCGACAAGTTGAATCAGGAAGTTTTTCTCTTGGTGAAATACCTTTAGTAACAATTTATTCTGGAAAAACCGATAATTTAGTCAGCAAACCACCTTTATTGGATATTGCATACTTAAATCTTGCACATTTTCAAAGACAAGCTGATTTAATTCATAGTTTGCACGTTGCATCTCAACCAATGCTTGTAATGGAAGGATATGACGATCAGACCAAAGACCTTGCTATTAGCGTAAACTACGCAATGGCAACTCAGCCAGGTAACAAAATATACTATGTAGAACCAGCTTCAAGTGCTTTTGACGCACAATCAGCAGAAATAAAAGAGCTACAAATGCAGATGGCAACACTCGGAATCAGTACATTATCACAACAGAAGTTTGTTGCAGAATCAGCAGATGCTCGCAGACTAGATCGTGTGGACACTAACTCCATGCTGGCGATGGTTTCTATGGAATTAGAGCAAAAACTTCAAAAAGCCTTCAATCTCTCAGCCGAATATGTTGGAATTGAACCACCAGAAGTAAAAATCAGCAGAGATTTTGATATTGAAAGACTGATTGGGCAAGATATTACAGCCTTAACATCGTTATTCGATCAACAAGTCATTGATAGAGAGGAATTTAGAGATATTTTAGTACAGGGAGAAGTATTACCATCAGCAAATGAGGCCAAACCCGAATAGTTTGATACAATAGTAGATAAGTACATACATTCTCATGGCTGGATCTATTGATAAAGTTCTGCAATCTGACGGAACTTATAAATGGGAAGTAGTAGAGCCCAAAACTGAAGCACAAAAAGTCGCTGAAGCTTGTCCTGCTCCCGAACCAAAAGAAACTAAGAAAAAGGTTTCAAAAAAGAAAACTACTAACCCACTATCTGAATAATTAATGGCAATCGAAGAAAAAGTAATTCAGCCTGATTCCGTGACTCCTGCTGAACAGCCCGTGGCTGACACTCCTTCACAACCACAAGCACCTGATCTCAGTTCTGTAAAAGCAGAATATGAGGCAAAACTAGCTGCTGCTCGTAAAGAAGCTGCTGAAGCAGAAGAAAAATTCAAAGGCATCAAAGGAAAACTGGATGATGTCTATAAGCAAAAAGAAGAAAAACGTACCAAAGACCTAGAAGAACAAGGTCAATGGAAAACTCTTTGGGAAGAAGCTAACAAGACAGCCCAAGATAAAGAACAGCAGATAATATCTTTATCTCAACAGCTTGAAGATATGAAAAATTCTCACGAAGTAGCTTCTACAAAACAAACAGCACTTGCAGCTATCAGCAATCAAGGAGTTATAAATGCAGAGCAAATGCTCTCATTGTTACAGGGAAAGTTACAAAAGAACGCTGAAGGAAAAGTTGTTGTTCTAAATGGTGGAGTTGAGCAAGATTTAAACACCTATCTCAGTAGTCTAAAAAACCCTGGTAGTGGTTACGAACACCATTTCAAGCCAAGTTCAGCAGCAGGAATGGGTGCTAGACCTAGCCCCGTGGCAAATGCTGGTGGAGGACCTGTAAACCCTTGGAAAACGGGCAATCTCACACAACAAATGCTACTATTAGAACAAGATCCGCAGCTTGCAGCAGTGCTCAAGCAAGAGGCTCAAAAATAGTTAGTTTCTGTGAAACTAATCCCCTTGTC